AGGGCGATACTGGCTGATCCGCAGGCAATCAAAACAATGGAAATACCGGCAGAGCAGTTTAATGACGGGCCTGACTTCGCTTGCTTTATGATCCGCAAGTCCGCGTATGCTTTGGATCACGGACACAGAACCAGAGGCCCGGCGGTATCGTTGACGCTAAACAATTTGACGCTAACAGGCAATACTACGTTAAGAAGCACGGTGGAGGGCCGGGGAGTGAACAATGGTAGTAAATTATTAATATAAAACTATGACAGAAGAAAAAAAGCCTGAAAAAATAAAAGTATTATGGCTATCAGACACGCCAACGTGCGCGACTGGTTTCGGTATGGTCGTCAAAAATCTATTGAAGATATTAAACGCCACAGGCAAGTACGAATTTACGATTGTCGGAATAAACCACTCCGATTACTACGATCAAAAGGAATTTCCTTATAAAATCCTTGAGGCCGCTCCTGCGCTGACATCTGATCCGCGCTATAAAGACTTGTTTGGAAGGCAACGGCTGCTTACTGAACTTGGTACTGGCAAATACGACATATTATTCACATTACAAGACGCTTTTATTATGGAGGAAATAGCCGACCAGATCGTACAGACGAGGATCAGTATGCAGGAATCAAATAAAAAGCTGGGCAGGAATCATTACAAAAACTTCAAATGGATTTATTATTTTCCTATCGATGCCGCGCCAAAAGAGAACTGGATAACACAAAGCATTATAAAAGCCGATTATCCTATCTGTTACACGAATTACGGAAAAGAACAGTGCAGGCAAGCATATAAACAGCAGGGAGTATTTGAAAAAGACGGCCAGCCATACGTGGTCGATCCTTTTGCTAATATGAGAATAATCTATCACGGTGCGAATCTGAAAGATTTTTACCCGATTGAGAATAAAGAGGAATTGGAAGCGTTTAAGGTTGATTATTTTCAAAAGAAAGCGAACGGAAAAAAGATAATCACGAATATAAACAGGAATCAGCCGCGTAAGGACTTGCCGAGAACACTGATGGCGTTCAGTAAATTACTGGAACAGAGGAATGATATATTTTTATATCTACATTGTCAGGCGAATGACGCAGGCGGAAACATAATTGAGTTTGCCCGTAATTTTAAAAACCTGAAAATAGGAGAGAACTGGTCAGTGCCGAGTCCAAAGCTGTTTGAATCGAATCAGGGAGTGCCGATTGACGTGTTAAATAAAATATACAATATATCCGATGTTATTATGAGTACAACGTGGGGAGAGGGATGGGGACTGTCGTACACGGAGGCGTTTGCTACTAAAACAATACTTGTAGCACCGCGCAATACTTCAATACCGGAGATTATCGGCGAGATTGACGAGAGAGGATTATCGTATAACGCGGGAAGTACCTCAAGCGAGTTTATCTCAGTCTTTATGGATAATGAGCGGATCAGGCCGCTTGGCAACGTAGATGATCTGATTAAAAAGCTGAACTTCGCGCTTGATAATACTTATGAGGTAAAACAAAAAATTGATGCGGCGTATGAATGGGTGCAAAAGTATACGTGGGACGGTGAGTATATCGGCAAGAAATGGATTGATGTGTTTGACGCGGCGTATATTGATTTACTAAAGGAAAAATGGGGAATTAATAACAAGATTGGTCGTAATGAACCTTGTACGTGTGGCTCCGGAAGGAAATATAAACATTGTTGTGGAAAATAATGAAAAAATATATTTGTAATAAATGCGGGACTGATTTTTCAACAATATGGCACGGTAGGATTGAAAATGGAAAAATAATAAATTATTGCGATCATTGTTGGAAAGACGCGCAATCGTGTGATGAAGCGTTCGCGTTGGGAGGAGAATTAAGCGATTATACCAGAAAGCTCAGATCATCACTTGGTAAAAACGAATTTTTAGGGCCATATAATAAACAAACTGGAAGCAGGGGCGTTTTTAAGCATATAAAAAAATAAAGATGGCCGCAAAAGAAAAGATTACTTATGTTGAAGAAAAAGTAAAGATTGAATCACTTGATGACCACGTATATTTAGCGGATAAAAAGACCTTTTCTCCGCTTCACGATTTTATTTTAAAAGAATTTAGATGGCTGATTGTTAAAGAGCTAACGCTTAAGCAATTCGTTGTTTTTATTTTGTTGGAATACGGATTTTCACAGAAAGAAATCGCGGACACGCTTGAATGGAAAATAAAATCCGTGTACGGAATCACGTATTCAATAAATAAGATAAGGGAAAAAGTACGCAAAACTCTGTATAATTAAAGTATGAAAATCTTAAATGCGTAGAATGCCAATATTGAAAAGTTTAATATCAAGGCTTGTTTTGTCGGATGATACCTTCAACAAAATCGAGGGTCGGCTTAACGAACAAGCAAAAAAGACAATTCAACAGAGTGTTAAAAAGGAAGTCAAAAACGAATTTTCGGCTAATGTTGGCGAGAAAATAAGCCAATTTTTACCTGATGAATTGGCAAAAAAAGACGCTATAAATAAACTAAACGCTGTGGAAGGCAAAGCGCAGGCTTTCGCGACTTCTTATTTTAATACGCAGGGCAATACGCCGCTCGGAGCTACTAAACCGGGAACAGGCATACCATTTAGGCTATTGAGGGAATTTAGCGTAATGCACTGGACATCACGCGCTTGCATAGGTAAACGGCAGAATCAAATATCTGGGTTGCAGTGGGACATAGTAGCGGAAGATGAGGATATTGACGTATCGGGAATGACGAAAGATATACTTGCTGTTAAGGATTTTATGAAACATATTGGCGGCCCCGGCAGGAAGTTCAGGGAGTTTTTGGATATTGTAATCGACGATGTGCTGACGCTTGACGCTCTGGCATTATATAAAGTAAAAAGCAATATAGGCGATCCTTTGTGGTATCAAACGGTGGACGGCGCGACAATTAAACTTCGGATGAATCAAGATGGTTCAAATCCAATGCCGCCTGACATTGCTTATGAGCAGTGGATACGCGGCAAAAAAACAGGAGAATTCACGTCTGACGATATGATTTACGAGCGTATGAACGCGCGCGCGAATACTCCTTATGGATTATCGCCTCTTGAGAGCTTGATCGTTACGGTGCAGGCTGCTTTAAAATCAGAGCTATCCAACCTTGCGATTTTAACTGAAGGAAATATACCGGAGGGATTTATACAAGCACCGCCGGAGTGGGGGCCTGATGAGATTAAGCATTTTCAAGAATGGTTTGACGGCATACTGGCGGGAAGCGCGAAGTTTCAAAACAGGGTTCGCTTCATTCCTGGTGGCAAGGGTTCGGGGTATGTGCCGACAAAGAAGCCAGAGGATATGCGCAACGCTGAGTTTGAGGAATGGCTTACGATTAAAACCTGCGCTCTTTTTGGAGTAACGCCGCAATCAATCGGCGTAACTTTCAATGTAAACAAGGCTACAGCGGAAGATCAGTCAATGCTCGCGAGAAACGAAAGCGTTAAGCCGCTAGCGTTTTTCTTACAGGATTTATTCACGGAAATTATACAAGAGGGATTGCAACGGCCCGCGTTGGCTTTCAAGTTTTTAAATTTAGACACAAAGGACGAAAAAACCCAAGCGGAAGTCGATAAAATTTATCTCAATAGCGGTGTTACCGACATAAATGAAGTCAGGTCGAGGCTCGGCAAAGAACCGTTAAGCGATAAGCCCTTGCATTTTATTATGACCGGCACTGGCCCTATACTTGTGGATGATTTAGGGAAGACGCAAGCAGTGCCTGTAGCGACTGACGTGAAAGAAAAACCAAAGCCGGAAGAAAAAGAAAAAGAGCCCGAAAAGCCAATCAATGAATTAAAACGTTACCAGAAAAAGGCACTTAATGATCTCCGGAAAGGCAGGCAATTCAGGAAATTTTATAGCGACGTTGTTGATCCATCAACTATAACCTCGATCGAGGATGAAATTAAGGACTGCAAAGAGGCAAGCGAGGTCAAAGATGTTTTCAGCAAATATATAGGAAAGGAGCAGGACGCGTTTATCGACTCCGCGGCTAACTTAGCGAATGAATTAACAGCGATACTAAAAGATGACGGACACAACAAGAAAAATATTAAAGTTGAGAGGCGCGCTTTATAATTTCATTACTAAGGCAGGGCCGCGGACATTGACGACAAACGCCGCGAGAAAAAAGAAGTACAAGGAATTTGAGTCGCTGATTTCAACGGCATTATTGAAACAAGCAAAAAGCGTTGGCACTGAAAAGTTGCTGACGAAAGTTTTAACGCGGGTTCAAAAAGTTTCAGAAAAAGACAGAGAAGCTATTAAAAAAATCGTATCAAGCGCGTGGATAAAAACAGCCGCTTTTATTAAAAGCAAGGATGTTTTTGATTTTATGATGTTCTCAGCTAATATAGGAGGGCAGGAAGCTATTGATCGGCTCGGAATCGGAATAACTTTTGACTTGAAAAATAAAATATTCCTACAGCATTTTAAAAAAAGCGCGAATCTGCTTTTGAAGAGTCTTGACCACGCGGGGATTGATACTTTTACCGGCGTTATGGCGGAAGGGATTGATATGGAGATGCAGGACATATCGCCGTATAGAGCCGAGATGATAACACGCACTGAATTTAATGAGGCGGCGAGCAAGACAATGCTGGAGGCATATAAGCGTAATGACGTGGAAAAAGTGGAGTGGGTATACGCGAGCGCGGCTGCTTGTGAAATTTGTGCTCAAAATAACGGATTGATTAGGGTTATTGGTAAGCCGTTTCCGTCAGGAGATACAAGACCGCCAGTTCATCCGAATTGCCAATGTGATTTGATTGCCACAATAAGTACAAAAGATTATTACGGGCCTGTTAAACCGTGGCTAGGAAAATAACTATGGAAGCTCCGAAAACAAAAGATAATATGTTCGAGTATACCGTGCTTTTGAGAAAAAGCCTTGGCAGTGTTTTTGATAAGCTGAACGATACGTTGAAAACAGAACTTGCGAAGTCGGTAAAAGTGCAAATTGAAAAAGCGGTTACCGATGGTATAAAAGACATTACGATAAAAATGCCGGATGCTGTTTTCAAGCGCATTGAAAAGAAACTTGACACGCTGAATAAAAAAGACATTAAAATCCCCGCTACTTTTAAATTGTCGGAAGAGGACATTGATGAATTGCGGCCAGAAAGCGTCGAGATACCCGATACGATAAGCCTTGACGATAAGACAATCGCCAAAATAGAGGAGCTGATCCCTACGTTCAACTTATCAAAGACAATGGCAACGTCTTTCGCTGCTGCGTTGGAGATGATGAAGAAAAATCCTAAACTGTTTTTTAACGTAAGGCTTACAAACGGAGAGT